GATTCAATCCAGCAGTAAAGATGGAAGTCTAGATCTGGATGATTCATTACTAGTATCAACAAGTTATTTAGCTACTATCCTTGGGGAACTTAAAAAATCTAAACCAAGTTTTGTTACTATTAGACAGATAATAGCTGATTCTAATATAGATGATTTTGATCAATTATTTAAATTTTTATATGATAATGCTGATGAATATTTGCCTAATAAAATAGGTACAGTAGCAGTATTAATAAATGATCATCAATATAAGGCTAATTTTAGAATAGATAAAGAAATTAATGCAATGAGTTTAATTAATCAAATAATAAATAATAAATAAATGAAACATCAAAACCAACAAGTCCCTCAAATGAATGTTGATCTAAAGACAACAGAAGGTATTACAAACGCCGAGGGCAAAAGTGTATTCCAATCAGGAGTTATCTTAAGAAAAATCTCAAAATTCGTAGCAGGAACAGATAATGATGCTATTATGCCAATCCCTGTATTTTATGATCCAACAAATATGAAAATATTAGGTGAAGGAATTCCAGCAGAATTAAGAGAAGAACTTAAAGATGAGCTTTGCTAAATGAATAATGTATTCGATTGGTTAAAACAAATAAATTCCATTAAACAACCTGTAAGTGATTTCAGCGATAAAGATTGGGAAGTATTTAATAGTTATATGATTCATAGGTTTATGTCTATGAACAAAGATTATATTGAGGTAGTAAATTATGTTCAAGAAATGCCACCCCAAGAAAAACGAATGATATATAATATTTATAGAGAATTTATACCTAGAAATAACCAATGGAATAAATACATTAAATCAAAAATAAAGCAACCGAGTAAAGAATTATTAGAAAAATTATCTAGTTATTGGGAATGTTCGAGGATTGAAGCAAAAGACTATATGAATTTGTTGGATACCAAACAAATTCGTCGTATATTGGAGGATCAAGGATTAGAAAAAAAAGAAATAACTAAAATTTTAAAATGAAAAAATTAATAGATATGTTACGTACGTCTGCAATAGCAGACAAATCAAAAGCACTATTATCACTTGAATTATTAGGTGATAGAGCAGTTGGAATTGGTGACCACACAACAGGAGACTTTTATAAAAATGCTGAAGAAGCACTTGCTATGTTAGTTGATGCTGATGATAGGTTAGCAGCAATAGATAAGTATTTTTCACTAGAACAGCAGATCAATGGGTGATTCGATTAAAAAATACATGGAAAGTTTAGAAAATAAAATCAATAGTACTGGTCACTTTGGTGCCAATGCTATACAATTAGAAAAAGTTATGAGTGATAGAGAAATAATGAATGCCAAGGGAGGCTTAAAAAGACCTAAAAAGCAAGTACCAAATATAAATTCAACCCCTATAGAAATATTCGAACATGAATACCCAGAATTATCTAAAGAATTTCAAAATATACAAAAAGAAATGTATGAAATGTTTGCTCGTAAACATATGGATTATGGGTTAAATAACATTGCTTTAGGCGGGGATATCGTTAATAACAGCGATGACAAACAATTCTCACTAACTGGGTTATGTATTAGATTAACTGATAAAATATCACGTTTAAAAAACCTATTAATTAATGGTAAATCATTTGTTGAAGGTGAAGGTATACAAGATACATTTATTGATATCGCCAATTATGGTATAATCGGTCTTTTAGTAGGTCGTAACAAATGGAAAAAATAGTTTGGCTAAAAAAATTCCTAATATAGTTAAGGAGATTAGAAATAATCCTCCTCCACCATTGAATTACGCATTCCAGAAAAATGTTTCTTTTTCCCAAATGAGTATATTTAGAGGGTGCCCTCAAAGGTGGAAGTTACAATATAAGGATAAAATCAAACGTTTTACATCTTCAATTCATACTGTATTTGGGACTGCTGTACATGAATCAATGCAGCACTATTTAGATGTAGCATATGAAAAATCATTTGCTGCCGCAGATAGAGAAATAGATATAAAAGACCATTTTCAAAACGCTTATATCTCTGAATACCAAGCACAATATAAAAAAAATAATGATTCTCACTTCTCAGATGCAACTGAAATGAGGGAATTTTTTGAAGATGGGATTGCTATTTTAGAATGGTTTAAGAAAAAACGTAGCAGATATTTTAGTAAAAAAGGTACATATTTAGTTGGTTGTGAAATACCTATTGTAATAGCACCAAATAAAATGTTAAATAACGTGTTATATATGGGATATCTTGATGTTGTCACATACCACGAAGCAACAGAGACATTTAAGATAATCGACATTAAAACCAGTACTAAGGGGTGGAATGATTATGCTAAAAAAGATGAGGATAAACAATACCAATTATTACTTTATAAACAATTTTTCTCTGAACAATATGGGATACCTTTAGATAAAATTGAGATTGAATTTTTTATACTTAAAAGGAAGGTATTAGACATAGATGATGACAATATTATGTCACCATACCAAGCATATAGAGTACAGCAATTTGTACCACCAAGTGGAAAAATAAAATTAGGAAGAGCTAAAACAGCAATAAACGACTTTATATCAGAGTGTTTTAGTTCTACAGGTAAACATAAAGATAAAGAATACCCAGCAACACCGTCTAAATGGACTTGTACTTTTTGTCCTTATAAGGAAGAAAAGGAACTATGTGACAAAGGGATAATTTATTGATATTCTGATATATGTATAATTAAACGTTATTAAAAAATAAAAATTATGGCTAATAAAGCAAAAATGACACTAACGAGTGTTAAAGTACAAAGCAATCTATTTGATGATTTTAAAGTTGAATGTGTAAGACGTAAATTTTCTTTCCAAAAACTTGCTGATCGATCAATATTTTTGTATCTTACGGACGAAGATTTTAGGAAAAAAATCAACAATCAAACTAACATCGAACTATAAATAACAAATCGAATGAATAAAAGTTTTAAATATCTTCCTCCTAATGAGAGAAAGAAAATACTACTAATCTGTGATGATATTAGAGTACATTCAGGAGTAGCTACTGTTGCTAAAGAAATTGTTACACATACTTGCCAACACTTTAATTGGGTAAATGTAGGTGGAGCTATTAAACATCCAGAAAACGGGAAAAGATTAGATTTAAGTGCAGATACTAAAAAAGTAACTGGAGTAGAAGATGCTTCAGTTTTTATGTATTGTGTAAATGGTTATGGCACAACACAAGAAATCCATAATATTATTAATATGGAGAAACCAGATGCTGTAATGTTATTTACTGATCCTAGATATTTCTTACACATATTTAATATGGAAGATCAAATTAGAAAAATATGCCCTATAGCATATTTGAACATTTGGGATGACTATCCAGCTCCTAGATATAATCAACCATACTATGAAGCATGTGATTTATTAATGGGTATTTCAAAACAAACAGTTAATATTAATAAATTGGTTTTAGCTGATTGTGATAATGAAAACAGAATATTTAAATATATCCCACACGGATTAGATCATAAACACTTTTATCCAATTAAAGAAGGTCATGAAGAATATAATGACTTTAAAAAGTTTAGATCAGAAGTATTTAAAGGTGATGAGGTAAATTTTGTTACATTCTTTAATTCTAGAAACATTAGACGTAAACAAATTCCAGATACGATGATGGCTTTTAGATTACATTTAGATTCATTAGAATTAGAAGAGGCATTAAAATGTAGATTAGTTTTACATACTGAATTATCAACAGATCATGGTACTGATTTAGAAGCAGTAAAAGAATATTTATTTGGAGAAAAATATAATCGTTGTGTTGTATTTTCAACTAATAAATTAGACAAAAAAGGACTAAATTATTTATACAATTTAGCAGATGTTCAAACATTATGTACTTCAAATGAAGGATGGGGATTAACATTAACCGAAGCAATGCTATCAGGTACACCTATTATAGCTAATACAACAGGTGGAATGCAAGATCAAATGAGATTTGTAGATGATAATGATAATTGGTTTACACCAGATGCAGACATTCCTTCTAACCATAGAGGCACATTTAAGAAACATGGTGAATGGGCATTTCCAGTTTACCCAACTAATATATCAATTCAAGGTTCACCGATGACACCTTATATTTACGATGATAGAGCTTCATTTGATGATATATCAGCTAGAATAACAGAAGTTTATAATTTAAGTAAAGAAGAACGTGAAGCTAGAGGATTAAAAGGTAGAGAATGGTGTTTAAGTGAAGAAGCAGGATTCTACTCAGCTAAACAAGGTGAAAGAGTAATTGAAGCATTTGATGAACTATTTGAAAAATGGAAACCAAGAGCTGATTATGAATTAATCAATACTTCAGAAGTTAAAGGAAAATATTTAAATCACAAAATAACATATTAATGAGCAAATCAGTTTTTTATATAAGTTGCCCAATTGACACTTATAGTGGATATGGAGCACGTTCTAGAGATGTAGTTAAATCAATAATCGAGTTAGATAAATTTGATGTTAAAATATTACCTCAAAGGTGGGGTGATACACCAGGAGGTTTTTTAAACGACCATGAAAACTGGAAGTTTTTACAATCTTATCTTATTCCAAATATAAAATCAAAACCAGATATTTGGATGCAAATAACAATTCCAAGTGAATTCCAGCCAGTAGGTAAATATAATATTGGATGTACAGCCGGAATTGAAAGTACAGGATGTGATGCATCATGGATTGAGGGTTTAAATAGAATGGATTTAAATTGGGTTTCATCTACACATAGCAAAGATGTATTTTCTAAAATATCATTTGAAAAAAGAAATAAACAAACAAACATTGTTGAAGGTAAAGTTCAATTAGAAAAACCAATGGAAGTGGTATTTGAGGGTGTTGATTTAGATTTATATAAACATTTAAAACCATCTGAAGTTAGTTTTGATCTAAAGGGTGTTAAAGAAGCATTTAACTTTTTATTTGTAGGGCATTGGATGAATGGTGCTGTAGGACATGACAGAAAAAATGTAGGTCTTATGATTAGATATTTTATTGACACTTATAAAAACAAAAAATCATCACCTGGGTTAATATTAAAAGCATCTTCAGGTAGAAATAGTTATATAGGTAGAGAACTAATACTAAATAAAATTAGAAAAATTAAAAATACCTATCCTAGAGATACAGATTTTCCAAGTATTTATTTATTAAATGGAAATTTAACAGATGAACAAATGAATGAATTATATAATCATTCTAAAGTAAAAGCTATGATTAGTATGACTAAAGGAGAAGGATATGGTAGACCATTAGCTGAGTTTGGATTAAGCAAAAAACCAATTATAGCTTCAGGATGGTCAGGACAAATTGATTTCTTAAATCCTATGTACACAACTTTATTACCAGGTAATTTAGAAAATGTACATGCGAGTGCTGCTAATCAGTGGTTAAAAGCAGAAACACAATGGTTTCAAGTTAGTCCTAAACATTTTATAAATGCTTTAAAATCAGTACATCAAAAATATAAAAAGTTTATTACACCAGCTAAACAACAAGGCCATCATATTAAAACAAAATTTAGTTTTGATAATATGAAAAAATTAATCGGTGAAATTTTAGATAAAAACATTCCAGAATTTCCAAAACAAGTAGAATTAACGTTACCAACAATGGAAACACCTAAATTATAAAATATGCAACACGATGAAATTATAGATTGTCCTAGATCAGGAGGTGATTTATGTTATAAAACAGAGGTAAGCCCTGAAGTTACTAATTATTATAGTATATCATGTGGTTTTTGGACTAATAGTTTAATGAAAGTTGGAGAAGAATTTTATAACCAACAAATGGAAGTACTCCCAGAATTATATAAAGACTTATCTTGGTTAGATGTAAAAACCGATTTAGTATGGCTACCCCATTCAATAAATGATCCAGAAATTGGGATGGTTTATGCTAGTGGTACTAGTGCTGAAGATTGGAAATGGGCTGCTGTTAAAGCTAGAGAATTAAATAAAGAAGAACAAGAAAAATTTAAAACAACTCATAAAACTGATATGAAGACAATAGCTTATTTCTCTGAGCGTGATTATATGGATGCTTTGTCGTATATTGGAGTATTACCAGGATAATATGAAGATAAGTTATGCAATAACAGTTTGTAATGAATTGGAGGAAATAACCAAATTACTTAATTTATTATTAAAACGAAGACGTAAAACAGATGAAATTGTAGTTTTATTTGATAAAAAAAGTGGTACACCTGAAGTATGGTCTCGTTTACAAGAATTAAATGGTGAACAAAATTGCACTATACACTCAGCTACATTTAAAAATCATTTCGCAGATTGGAAAAATAAATTGTCATCTTACTGTACTGGAGATTATATATTCCAGATAGATGCAGATGAATATCCACATGAAACATTATTATCACACCTTCCAGGTATATTAGAATCAAATCCAGATAATGAAGTTTATTTAGTTCCTAGAGTTAATACTGTAAAGGGATTAACTGAGAATCATATTAAACAATGGGGATGGAATGTAAATACTAATAATTGGGTTAATTGGCCTGACTACCAATGGCGTATTTGGAAAAATAAACCAGAAATTAAATGGGTAAATAAAGTACATGAAGTATTAAATGGTCATAAAACATATGCTGCAATACCCCAACAAGAAGAATTAGCATTGTATCACCCAAAAGGTATTAAAAGACAAGAAAAACAAAATAAATATTACGATACTCTATGAAAACACTAGAAGAAATTTACGCAAGCCATAATAACGGAGATAGTGGAGCTGGACATGGAGATAAAGGTACAGTACATACTTACATCCCAGAATACGAAAGATTATTTAAACCATATAGAGATAAAAAAATTAATATATTAGAAATAGGTATTGCTTATGGTGAATCTTTAGAGCTATGGGATAAATATTTTACTAATGCAAATGTATTTGGAGCTGATATCCATGATGTAGAAATATTTAGTGATCAATTCAAACCAGGTGGGTATAAAGATGATGAACGATTTACAATATGGATCTCAGATGCAACAAAACCTGAATTTTTAGATGTAATAGGTGATACTAAATTTGATATCATTATTGACGATGGTTCACATATGCTTTATGATCAAATAGCAACATATGAATTATTAAAAGATAGAATGAATCCTGGTGGTTTGTTTATAATTGAAGATGTAGCTAATATTACAATTGATGCTATTGAATTTGAAGAAAGACATGATGATATTGAAATATATGATGGTAGAGAAAAGAAAAATCGTTACGACGATGCTTTAATAATTTTAAAATTTTAAGAATATGATTAGTATTATTATTCCAACTTATAGAAATCCAAATTATTTAGATATATGTTTAAAATCTTGTATTGAACAACAACACAACAAAAATGAAATTATTGTTGCTGTTGATGGTTTTATAGATGAAAGTAAAGCAGTATTAGAAAAATATAAAGAACAAATTAATGTTTTAGATTTAGGTAAAAATCAAGGTATGCAAAGTGCACTTAATTATGGTGTAATGAATGCTACTAATGAAAAAATATTTATTGTAAATGATGATAATGTTTTTAGTAAGGATTTTGATTTAGAAATTGAAGCACAACTTAAAGAAAAAAATGTATTAACATTAAATCAGATTGAACCTGAAGGTCCTGGTATATTTAACTTTCCAGTTAAAGATTTTGGACGCAACCCAGAGGAATTTAAATATGATGAATTTATTAAGTATGAACAATCAATTAGAAAAGATGAATTAACTATTGATGGTGGTATTTTCCCATTTGCAATGTATAAAAAATATTATATGGCAGCAGGTGGATTTGACGTAATGTATAAGTCACCATTTATTTGTGATTGGGATTTCTTCTTAAAGTTAGATTTAATTGGTTTAGGTTTTACAAGATCACATAATGCTCATTTATACCATTTTGGAAGTACAGCTACTAAAAATGGTAATGAAGGTGAAAAATTTAAAGCAACAGAAGGACCTGCAGCTAATGTATTCATGTATAAATGGGGTATTCCACCTCAATTATTTGAAAACCATAGCCATAATCCTAAAAATGGTTTAATTATAAAAGGTATTAAATTCGAATGAAAGTAATATACAGGATATCAGATTCAGGTTATAATAAAGTAAAACCTGATTACATTACAAATGAAGCATGTTTAGCAAATGCAGTTAAAGTATTTGATGATTGTGAGTGGTCTATTATAGCAGATAATGTTTCTAAGGAAACTAGTGATATGATTGAAAAATATAAATCTAAAGATCATATTTTATATGTTAATAAAGGTAATGGTGCTGCTACATTTAATATTGCTTTAGATGAAGCACTTAAAATGTCAGATAGTGATACTGTTTATTTTTTAGAAAATGATTACTTACATAAACCAGATTCTAGAATTATTATTGAAGAAGGATTCACATTAGGAGCCAAATTTGTTTCATTATATGATCATCCAGATAAGTATTTATCACCAGATAAGGGTGGTAATCCTTATTGTGAAGGAGGAGCAGAAGATACTAGGGTATACTTAACCGATTCCGTACATTGGAAGATAACAAATAGTACAACAATGACATTTGCATCACAGGTAAGTACATTAAGAGAAAATGAGCATACACTTAGAAATTGGACTTCAGGTACACACCCAGATGACTTTCAAATGTTTTTAGAATTAAGATATGCAAAACAATTATTAGTAACCCCGATACCAGGTTATGCTACTCATGGAGAAACAGCTTGGTTATCACCTTTAACAGATTGGAGTAAAATATGAAAAAAAATGTATTAATAACAGGAGTAGCAGGTCTATTAGGTAGTAGACTAGCTGATTGGATAATTGAAAATAAAGGTGATGAATACCAAGTAATTGGTGTTGATGATTTAAGTGGTGGATTTAGAGAAAATGTTAATCCAGAAGTTAAATTTTGGCAGATGGATTTAGTTAACCATCCAATTGAAAATATATTTGAATTTCATAAAATTGATTACGTATATCATTTTGCTGCTTATGCTGCTGAAGGGTTATCGCCTTTTATACGTTCTTACAACTATGATAACAATTTAAAAGCAACAGCCCGCATAGTTAATGAATGTATAAAGAACGACGTTAAAAGATTGGTATTTACGTCTACATTAGCTGTATATGGTCATGGAAATGGTGGCATATTTGATGAAGAACAACAACAAGCTCCAATAGATCCTTATGGAGTAGCAAAATATGCTTGTGAGATGGATATTCAAATTGCTGCTGAACAACATGGGTTGGATTTTTGTATAATTAGACCACATAATGTTTATGGTATTAATCAAAACATTTGGGATAAGTATAGAAATGTACTCGGTATTTGGATGTTCCAACATTTAAATAAACAACCAATGACTATATTTGGTACTGGAGATCAAACAAGAGCATTCAGTTATATAGATGATTCATTAGAACCACTTTGGAATGCAGCTATTAAACCAGAAGCCAGTAAACAAATTATTAATTTAGGTGGTATTGAAGAACATTCAATCATAGGTGCAAGTGTAATACTTAAAGAAGTAATGGGTGAATTTGGAGGTAAAAGACCAGAAACTATATTTTTAGAAGGTAGACACGAGGTTAAACATTCAATTCCGACATATCAAAAATCAGTTGATATATTAGGTTTTGAACATAAAACATCATTAAAAGAAGGGTTAAGAGAAATGTATCAATGGGCTTTAAGACAACCTAGTAGAGATAGATTCGTATGGCCTAGTTATGAACTAGATAAAGGCATTTATTCATTTTGGAAACAATAGAATTTGTAATACCGACTTATAGAGATAGTAATAAACTAATGGGTATGCTCTATTCATTAGTAAATCAAACTAACGAAAATTGGATAGCTCATGTAGTATCAGATGGTAGTTATACTGATTATAAAGAGGTAGAACAGCATTTTTGTTTAAATAATAAAATTAAATTTTCAACTATTGAAGGTCCTAATAACGATTGGGGACATACAGCTAGAAATTATGGCTTAAAAAATTCAACTGCAGAGTGGGTTGTAATGACAGGAGCAGATAATTATTATATGCCTGATTTTGTAAGTGAATTTATTAAGGTATCAGATTCAGATCCTAACTATAATTTTATATTTTGTGACATGGTTCATAACGAAGCCCATTATAAACATTATAATTTACTAGAAGCTAGTTTAAGTGAAGGAAATATTGATATGGGATGTTTTGCTACAAAAACTAAATATTCTAAACGATTAAAATTAGATGTAAAAAAATACACAGCAGACTGGATTTTTGCAGAAAAGTATATTACATTATATCCCAGTAGAATTAATCATATAAAAAAAGCACTATATGTCCACAATTAAAATACCAACAGAACTAACTATACCTGTTGTTAAATGGGTTAATAAGCTAAGTAATAGAAAAAAATATTTAGATGCTAAACCACCAGAACATAAAGGTGTTGTATTTGGAGCTAGATTTACAAATAAAAAATCATTTCCATTATATAAAGAATTAAAAGAAATAAATAACTACATATTAAAAGAACATGGTTATAAATTAAATACACCAATCTGTAAGCATGATGGTCATTTTATTTCATATTCAGAAGATGGACACATAGTACATACACATAAAGACAAAAACCCTAATGAAGATACTTTAATAGTTAGATTTAATGTTATGGTTTCAAAACCTTTTAAAGGTGGAAATCCTATTATTGATGGGGATGAAATTAAAGCCAAAGAAAATGAAGTATGGGTTTGTAAAGCGGGTGAAGTATTTCATGGCACATCTGAAGTGCAAGGTGAAAAACCAAGAATTATGTTAAGTTTTGGACATCATATAAATAAAAAATTAATTAAATAAATAATGGAAATAGGAATAATTGGTCAAGGTTTTGTTGGTAATGCAATTTACCAAAAGTTTAAAAATTATTATGATATTAAAACATTTGATATTAAAGGTATAATGCATTGTACTAGTAATAAACAAGATACTATGTCATGTGGTATTGTATTTGTTTGTTTACCTACTCCAATGAATAAAAATGGTAGTTGCCATATAGATATAGTTGAAAAAGCAGTAGCTGATATATCTGATTTAAATAAAGATAATATTGTAGTAATTAAATCAACAGTACCTCCAGGTACAGTAGCAAAATGGAATAAAAAATATAATAATATTGATATTATATTCAACCCAGAATTTTTAACTGAAGCTAATGCGATATCAGATTTTGAAAATCAAACACGAATTATATTAGGTGGACCTAGAAAATCAACTACTAAATTAAAAACAGTTTATTCTAAAGTATTCCCTAAAGCAACTATAGTTAAAACTGATTCAACATATGCTGAAATGGTTAAGTATGTTACTAATTCATTCTTAGCAACTAAAGTATCATTTGCAAACGAAATGTATGAAATATGTAATAAATTAGATGTTGATTATGATAAGATAATAGAATATGCTACGTATGATAAACGATTAGGTAAATCCCATTGGTCAGTTCCTGGTCCCGATGGTGATTTAGGTTATGGTGGTCATTGTTTTCCAAAAGATGTGAAAGCGTTAATTGAAGTGGCAAATGAAAATGACATTTTCCCACTTATGTTAATAGCAGCAGATGAAAAGAATGAACAAATTAGAAAAAATAAAGACTGGGAATTAATGAAAGGTAGAGCAATAATATAAAAAATATGGGAGCATCAATATACACAATAGACGATTTTTATTCAGATCCACTTTACATGCGACACAAAGCACTTAATAAAATGGAATGGATGGATAAACATGGTAATCATCCAGGTAAAAGAACACACTCTGATAAACATGATAGTGTTAAACATGCATTTGAAGATGTATTAGGTAAAAAAATTACAACTTGGGATGCTGAATGGAATACTCATAGTGGGTGTTATAATCTTTGTACACAACAAGACAGATGTTGGATACATACAGATCATGGAACAGATTGGGCTGTTGTAATATATTTAACTCCAGATGCACCATTATCTACAGGTACAGGTTTATATAAACATAAAAAAACTGGATATAGAGTACAGCCTGAAGATAAAGCATTACAAAAAGAAATAGCTAAAGATGGTTTAGATTTTACTGCTTGGGAAATGACTGATTATATTGGTAATGTATTTAATAGAGCTGTTATATATGAGGGCAAATTCTTCCATGCAGCAACTCAATATTTTGGACATTCATCAGAGTACTGCAGATTACATCAAACATTTTTCTTCCATACTGAGTAAGACTTCCACGAAAAAACTAGGATACCACAGATAAAGGTCGTATATTCACACCAAGTTAGTTAAGGTCAAAGCTGGTGTGAGAAGTCCAGGTAAAAGATCCAAAATGAGGTGTAAAACACAATCCACTAATCTTAATTGTATGTGGTTTCAATCTACTGCTTAACAACTTAGCCCCGCGGGCTTTATTTTAAGATTCCCGCGAAAAAATTAGGTTACCCGGAGGAGGGGTCGTATATTTACAGGGTAAATAAGAATAATAATAAATTAAAACAATAAAGGTTATGTCAAATTTAGAAAATCAATTAGATTTATTTCAAGGAGTATTATTAACAACTAAGCAAGAGCAAGAAGTTGTTACTTGGATTGAGCGTCAAGCTAAAAGAGCAGCTGATGCTCAAGATGAGGTTAATAGAGTAATGTTAATGTTAGATGAAGCAGGTTTTGTTCAAAATAAAGATTACAAATGTAATTTTGAAGTTTTTGAAGTTACTAAAGAACAAGAATTTGGTTATTCTTATAATAATACAAATTTTGAAAAAGAGGTTACTTATATGAATGCTGTAGGTAATGTTCATTTAATTACCAATTCTATTCATGAAGGTAAAATGAAGAAATATAATGCTAGTGTAAGCAGAGATGGTAATAAATTAATGTGTACTAGTGTTACTGAGCAGTATAGATATTATAAGCCAAGTTCATTATTAGTTAAATTTAATGAGCATAATGAG